CGGCGTCGTCCCGAGATCGGCCATGCGCGCATGAAACTCGCGAAATGCTTGGGGCTGAGTCGGGAGCACTTCCCAGATCGGGTCATCGCTCCGTGCCGTGACGCGCTCGGCCACGGTCTGCTCGCGTTTCGTGCCGAGCTCTTTGATGAGATCCGTTCGGACCTCGTCAAAGTGCTGCACCTCAGTCCGCACCAACGCGAATAGTTTCTTGAGGTGGTACGCGGCTTTGACGGACAGCTTCAGGGCCAGCAAACGATCGAACGCCTGTTGGGCCATCACGAGCTGCCCGAGCGTGGTCGTAATCATCGCTGTTCCAACGCGGCAATCCGCGCGTCCTGATGCTTCACGATGGAGGCGAGGTGCGCGATCAGCGCGTGTTCGCGGAGGCTGAAGGGCTGACCGTCGGCGTCGAGGTTGACCAAATGCGTTAAGCCGGCGTCCCACAACGCCTCCGCCGAGAAGCCGACGACATCTGTCGCACCGCCCACGTAATCGAACTGAATCGGATCGACATCGAGCAGGGACGTCGTCGGCGCCCACCGGCGGATCCGTGCCTTGAACCGCTCCGACGATGAGTTGACGCGGATGAAGTTGCCACCGTCAATGACGATGGTCGTGCCCGTTGAGGAACCCAAGCCGCTCGCGAAGAAGGTTGAGCCGATTGCGAGCGTGCCGCCCACGTTCAGCGTGCTGTTGCAGGTTGCGGCGCCGTTCGCTGTCAGCAGCTGTGTCTGCACATCCGACCACCGTAGCGAGGCCGTTCCCAAGGGGGCAGTGTTGTTCACAGATGGCCGGATGACACAGTTCGTTTCGATATACGGTGTCGGCGTTCCGGTTTCGTCGTTGACGATATTGAGCGTGGCCTGCGTCGAGGCGCCCGAGGCGCTCAGGATCGTCTGCACCAACTTGCTGGCCGCGCCGGTCGAGTTGGTCACCGTGACGATGCGTTGGGTGCTCGTCGGTTCATAGCCAAACGTCCCGACGGAGTTCGTGCCTGCGAAGGCGGTCGTAAAGGCATACGCGTGGAGTGTCGATTGCGTGCTGATGACGGCCACGCGAATGCCGTTCGCGTCCATCGTCACGGACCCGGCCGCGAACGTCGCGTTCCCGCTGATGTCGATCTGCGCGTTCACCGTCGTGTTGTAGCCGATGCGCACGCCGTTGGTGTCGTCCAGTTTGATCCACGCTTTCGCTGGATCGCCGAGCGCCACGCCGATCGTCGTCCCGCTGTAGCCATACAGCCCGTCAAGGTTGCCGATGGCCCAGCGCGGACTGATGTCGTTATAGGTGCTACTGTTCCGGATGTTCCCCACGATGGTCGGGCCGTTGCCGGACTTCACGCCCGCCACCGAATACATGTCGATGAAGCCGCTGCCGGTCGTGCCGGTGTCCGCACAGGCCGATCCGGCCGGCCAGTTGTTGGCGCCAGTGCCGTCCAGGTTCCGCGTGACCGTGTACGTGTAATTGCCAGCCGATCCGCCAGCGCCAGAGGTCACCGCCATGAACTCGATGCTGTTCGTCCCGGCGCTGTCTGGCCCCTCGAAGTAGATGCGATCCCCGTTGACGAGGTTGTTGTATTTGAAATGCAGCGTCGTATCGCCGGAGGCGGCATCGACCGACAGCAGGTTCGTCGGGCAAACAAGGATGCGTCCGCCGATCGTCGCGATGACGCTCTGTGCGACCAAGGTCTCGACCTGTAGTTCAGCCGCGTAAATGGCGAGATAGCGTTTCGCTGGCGCGCCGATCGCGATGTCAAAGTTCGTCGCTGGCAGCACGGAATTGCCGACGGGATCGGTGATGAGATTGCCCGTGGGTGAGAGCGTCAAGTCCGTCGCTGCCGGAGTGGTGATCGTGCTGTTGACCGTCAGCGTGGTGCCGCTGTAGGTCAATCCGGCGCTTGAGGTGACCGTGTTCGACGCCGCGGCAATCAGGAGCCGGTTCGCCGTCAGGACGTTGTTGACGCTCCAGGTGCCAGCGTTGATCGTCGGGACGCCGCTCAAGGCCGACGTGTCGACGCCAGTGCCGCCGTGCCCGGCCGTGATGAGATGCGTCGATCCGAGCGTGGTCGATGACACAAACGTCGCGATGTCGCCCGTCGTCCCTGAGCCGCCGATTCCGGTGCTCGTGATAATCGTCACACCGCCGGCGGCTGACGCGCCGCCAGACGTCCCGAACGTCTGCTGAAACTGCTGGCGCAACGTCGCCGGCAGCAACTGCGATGTGACCGCCGTGATCTGCCGCTGCGCCAGCGCGCCGGCGACATCCGCGATGTCCACTTGGGTAATAAGGCAGGTGACCGTCGAGAGATTGCGCTTCGTGCTGTTGATCGTGAGGACCTGGCCTGGATGCCAGCCCGTCAGACTCCACGCCGCATTGAACTTCACCGTCCGCGGCGAGTCCATGTCGCGCGTGACATAGGCATTCGCGAGCGCCTGGAGCACGACGATGTCGAACACGGCCGGGGCGGTATAGATTTTGGTGACGCGCTTCGATGCCGTCACCCCCCCATCCGCGACGACTTTGACCGGGAACTGGGCGATGTAGTTGATGGAAATCGCGACACCGAGACCGGGCGCGCTCGTGCGCGTGATGCTGTTCGTGCTCGCGCTGTACGTCCACGTAGCGCCCGTGCCGAGTGTCTCAAAGACGCCGCCGACGGTCACGCCGCCGTAACTCGTCCCGAGCGGATAGTTCAGCGCGAACGTTACCGTCGAGCCGTCGCCAGTAAAATTGTCAGTGACGGCCTGCGTCCCCTGCCCGCCGATGACGATCACGTAGTTCGCGTACGTCGACGGCCGCGCCTGCTCAACCGTGATGTCACCGATCGTGTTCGTGTCGCCTTCGCTGATGTTGACCGGCGCCGACACGCTGCCGGCCTGGATGGCGCTGAGCACAAGCGTGTAATCGATGTCCCATACCCACGACTGCGTGCCGGTCCCATCCGCGAGCGCCATCGTCGCGTTGAGGACGTCGATCAGATATTGCCCCGCCGTGTACGTCGCGGCCTGGAGGGTCGGGCCTGTCGCCTGCGAGCCGCTCAGCGTCACGCTCTGCGCCGACAACAAGCCGACGATCCAGGTCAGCCGCGCCTTCAGTGACTCCGATGGCCGCGCCGTATCGGTCAACACGGCAATGCGGGCCGCGTAGCTGTTGTAATCGAGCGCCGTGAACGCCTGCGTGTGCGCGGCGGATCCGCTGGTGCCGCCTAAGCCGTATGGTGACGTCGCTCTGCCAAATCCCTGCTCGTGCGGATCGTCCACGAGGCCAGCGTAAATCGTCGTGCCGCCCTCCGTGAGCGTAATGACGTCATCGACGGCGATGCGGAAGGTGCCATCGGGCGACTGCACGAAGCCTGAGAACTGATTCGGGCCGTTGGCTGTTTCGGTAATCTTCCAGCCGGGCTGCAGTGTCTTGGTGCTGCCGTTTACTTTAAAAACAAAGGCCATTACGCGGCCTTCGTCGCGTGCGCGACTTCAATCACGGCCTGAATCAACTGCCGTTGCCCGACCTGGACGACAATCGGCTGCAGCAGACGCGGCGAGGCAGACGACCTGGACCCGTGCGCGCCGCCGAAGGAGACGTTCTCCGGTCCCGCTTCACCCGCTAGGAAATACGTCGGCTTCGTCACGTAATAGTCGCCGCCCGACGCCTGTGGGCCACCGTAGGACGCACCGCCACCGCTTCCCGGCCAATCGGACGGCATGCCCGAGCCGTCATAGGTCGGCTGAATCTTCGGATGAACGACCACACCGCCGATCGTGTTCAGTGAGTTGATGAGCGAGCCCGGTTTGTTGCCGGTCAAGGCCTCCGTCATCTGGTTGATCGCATCGACCACCGACTGGAACCCTTCGGTCAGCGTCTCGGCGAAACTGATCCCCGATGCGCTCAGGTCCGTGATTTGGTTCCCGGCGTCATCCGTCAGCGTGCCCATGTCGATCATCTTCTGGAGCAGGGGCTTCATCGCGGCGGGGACTTCGGTCCCCGTCCGCAAGGCTTCGTGAATGTAATCGTCGATCGACGACGACATGGCCTTGGTGACCGTGGAGACGTCGAAGCCGCCCTTCGTCAGATCGGCGAAGTCTTGAATCAGCCCCTTTGCGATCTCGTCGAGATGTGCTTGCTCCGCCTGATGGCCCGCCTGTTCCCAGGTCAGGCCGTACTTCTGCATCTCGTTCGGGAGCCGCTGGAGATACGCATCCTGCCCGGCGAGCGCGGCCGTGATGACAGCAATCTCGGCCTGTGCTGCGGCGAGATCGTTGCGCCCAACCTGCTGGGTGAGCTTGATCCACATCTGTTGCCCAGCCGCGCCGAGCGTTTCCAGTTTCTTCTGTAACTGATCGAACCCGCCAAAGCTCTGCGCGAACGCCACAACGGCATCGCGCCCGCTTGACCCGAAGAAATGATTCCACAGCCCTGAGATGGCCTTGCCCGCATCAATCGCGGCGGCGACGATTCCACCGATGCCGCTCGCGAGACTCGAAATCCCGGAGAGCATGTCGCCGACGCTGAACGCCTTCTTCATGTTCGTGAAGGCTTTTTCAGAATCATCGATCGCCTTGAACATGTGCGCGAAATCGATGATGGCGGTGCCGATGTCCGGGCTCAGGCTGTGGATGGCGGTGCCGAGATCGGCGAATCCACGCTCCAGGAGCACCAAGCTGTCTCGGAGTTTGAGCGTCTCAGGAATGGTCAGCTTGATCTTGCCGCCGATCTCCCCCATGAGTTGGGAGACCGGAACCATCTTCGGATCGAGCGCCCCAAACCGCACCGCGAGATCGGCGAGTTCCGGCGAGAGATCCGCGCCTTTCTTCATCAATTCGCCGGCCATGTCGGCCATCTTCTGGAGTTCGGCCGTCGTTGGCTGCATGCCGAAGCGCGTCAGATGATCGTAGGCTTCCTGGAGGCTCGTGACCTGCGTCTGCATCTTCGCGCCGGTGATCTGCTCGAGATCCGCCACCGCGCCCTTGCTCAGCCCGTCCAGCGTGTTCAGGAACTCCGCCGACACGCCGCTCGTCACCTTCATGCGAGACGCGAGGTTGTCGACCTCCGCCGCCAACTTCTTCATCGCCTCGGCGCTCTTTTTGGCTTGCTCTTCGGCCTTGGTGTGCGCGTCGATGAACAGCTTCACGGCGACGGCATTCGAGCCGACGTCCTTGGCAATCTCGGTGATGGATTCGCCGTAGGATTTCAGCGTGAGAATGTTCGCCTTCTGCGTGGCATCGAGCGGAGCGATCGCGTCCGCGTTGAGGGCGCTGATCTTGTTCTTGAGCAGATCAGCATTGCTGAGCACGGGGCCTGCGGCAGACACTTGTGCCTTGAGCGATTCCGTGACTTTGTCCACCATCGCCGCTTCGTCGGGGAGCAGCGTGCGCTGATTCGTGATGGCATCGCCGATGACCAACCAGCCGTTATGGACAGCAGAGATCGCCGTCACCGTCCACGACTTGAGGCGCGTTTCGAGGTGCTCCAACCCGACCTCAAAATCGTGGGCGCTCTTGATCGTGGCTTCGCTGATGATGGCGTCCTTGGGCACCTCGTTCATCTTGGTGCGCAGATCGCCAAGCGCCGGCAGCAACGTCTTGGCGAGCTTGCCGCCGAGCGCCTCGGCCGCGATGCCGCCCTTGCTCATCGGGTCTTCGATGCGGCCCGCCGCATCCGCGAACTGCAGGAAGGCTTCTTGTGGCCCAGATGCGATGAGGCTCTTGACGTTCAGGCCGAGTTCCTGCACGGCCGACGTCGCGTTCTTATCGCCGTTGGCGAGCTTCGCGCTGAACTGCTCAATCGCGCGGCTCATCATGTCGATGCCGACGCCATAGTTCGCGCCAACGTAGGCGAGCTGCTGCAGCCCGTCGGTCGTGACGCCGGTTGCCAGCGACATATCCTCGAAGGCGGCCGTGGACGCGAGCGTCTCTTTGGTGAAATCCAACGCGGCGTGGAGCACTTCGTAGATCGCGAACCGCTCCGTGAGCCGCTCGACCATCCCCGTCGTCTCCTTGGTTTCCGTGCCGACTTGCTTGGTGGCGTCAGCGAGCGCCAGCATGCCCGGAGGGGCTTCTTTCCCGAGCGCGGCGTACTTCTCCAGCGTCTGGGTGAGTGTCGCGTTGACCTTGGCCTGCTCCGACTCGGTCAGCGCCGATGCGCCGCCGAGATCGTTAACCACCTTCACCATCGCGTTGCCGTTCGCGATGAGCGAGGAGCCGTCGAGGCTGTTCGCCATCCGCTGCATGGCAGACTTCGTGGTCTCGATCTGACCCTGCGCGTCCTGCAGGTTCGCGCGCAACGCGTCCAAGTTGGCCGCGATCCGGAAGGCGAGAGAGACAGGCGCGGCCATTACTCGCCCAGTCCTGTCTGCGAGGCCGATTGCGTCATCGCGTCAGCGATCCGTCGTTCATGCGCGCCAACCTCCAACTCAATCGACGCGTAGAAGAAGGGAAACGCGGGCGTACGCGCGAAGTTCTTCCGCTTGCCTGGCCGCGTGCCTTTCTCGAGCCAGAGCGGCAAGTTCGGCAGCCGCTCATCATCCGACAGCACCACGTACCCGTCGCCGTCAAACGACACGCGCGTCGTGATACCCGCTTCGACGTCGCCGGTATCGGCTGGCGAAAGCTGGCGCTTCAGCCGGCCCTGGGCTTCCGCCACGATGGCTTCCGCCGTCAGGCGACACGCCTCCATCGTCAGCGCATGCAGCGCGTTCGGCAGCTCGGCCAGCGCCGCGTCCGCCGCGGTCGTGTCGAGCTCGATGGAGAACAAGGCATTAGCCATTCGTGTCGTCGTCTGCGTGCATCTGTTCTAAGACCAACTCTTCGTCGATCGCTTTCACGAGTTCCATCAGCGGCGTGTCGGGCAATCGCTTCACGGCTTCGTCTGTCGTCGCGCCGTCGTAGAGCGCCTTCATGTCTGCGTAATTCCCGGCTTCGATCACTTCCTCGATCCAGCCGACCGGCGCGCGGGCCAGTTCGGCTTCTGCCTCAGATGGCAGGCAATGAAAGACGTCACACACGCGTCGAATCCAATAACTCAGCGGCAGCGGGCCGCGCCGATTCAGTCCTTTGTGTAACGTCTTTAGACGTTTTTTGTTGCGGCCTCCGCTTCGTCCTCGCTGACGAACAGGCTCGGCTTCGTCAGCTTCAGCACCGCCCGCGCGAGCGTGTCAAGGATTTCCTCTTCCAGATCGTCAAAGAGCGATCTCTTTGATTCAAAATCGCCTGGAATGTCCACGGGATACGTCCAGCTTTTTACGCCATAGGTGACAAGCGCATGCTTGTCGTAACCGTTCAGCGGATCCGCCTTGACTGCGGCGATGCCCTTCTTCGCTTCTTCGGGATCTTTCTCGAAGAGTTGCTGGATGTCTTTCTGGACTTTGGCCCCGCCGCGCTCGGTGATGCCGCGGATGATCTCATTGAGGAACGCTTGCTGCGCGCGGCCCAAATGACGGCCGGCGAGCTTCTGGATCACGACCTCGTACTCCACGCCATCGGCGTGGAGCGGGATCGTCTCGATGGTGCGACTGGCGAAGATACTCATGCGCGTGCTCTCTCCAGGGGAAACGCGGGCCGCGGATCTCTGACCGGCGGCCGGCGGGTTCTGCTGGCGCGTCATGCGCCGTCAGGTTCTAACTAGCTCCACACCGCAAGCCCGGCTTGCACGAGCGTGGCGGAATAGTTGGTCAGTTTTCCGTTGGTCAAAATCGGCTCGTACTCGACCGCGTACACTTCGACGGTCAGGTTCTTCGTCCCGTCCGGCGAGACCACCAGCGTCCGGGTCGCATCGCTCGGCGTCGTCTCCAGCGTGGAGAACACGACGTGCGGTCCCGTGGTCGCGGTGGTGTCGTAGTTGCCCGTGATCGTCACCGGCCCGAACTTCTGCTTGCCGACGGGCGTGTTCTGTTCGTACGCCTGTCCGAAGGGCGAGTTCTCTTCGCTGATCTGCGTGATCTTCAGCCCGCCGATCGTGAGGACGTTCGAGGTGATGATGCGAGGCGTGCCGCCGTGATCGTCGAGGGTGACGACGGCGGACGCACTTCCAAACTTTGCCATTGTGCTTCTCCTGTTACCGCGTCGCCGCGGCGCGATGCGCGGCTGTCGCCCGCGTCACGATCCACTGTTCCAATGCGCGCTTGAGCGATCCGGCCTGCCGCGTCACGCTCATCGCCGCCATGTATTCAGGCCCGTTGTCCGTGTGCGGCGCGCTCGCGTCCCACGCTGCTTTCGCAGCGGTCTCGATCCGCTCCGCGTCAACGTGCGCCGCTGCCAGATCCGTCTCGGTCATCCGCGAGCCACCATCGAGAACACCGTTAGCGAGCCAGCACCAGTCACAGTGCCCGTGTAGGTGACGTAGCGATTGACCGTTCCAGCCGCGGTGATCCGTTCGGCCTTCTGGCCCGTCGTCACGTTGCTGAACACCGTGAGGTCGACGTATGTGACGTTGTCCGCCGAGTGCCGCAGCTTCCCGACGTAGCCGGTGAAACCGCTGAAGCTTGTGACCTGCTGATACCCTGACGCCCCGTTCACCGTGCTCGACTTCACGAACGATCCGCCCGTGCCTGGCGTCGTCACGTTCACCGGCACGCTGAAGGTCGTCGGACTGATGACCGTGACCGTGCGCTCGCCGTTGATCGTCGGACTCGACGTCGACACACCAGAAATGAGAATGATCTGGCCCGAGGTCAACCCGTGCGGCACCGGCGTCGTCACCACCGTGGGATTCGCCAGCGTGTTCGACGTGATCGGAATCGCGTACTGCGACAGATCCTGCGTGTAGTCCACAGGCGTGCCGGTCGTGTCGAAGTTCGCCGTCTCCACAGTCAACGGCAGCACGATCTGGCCGCGCTCGACCAAGCCCGCCATGAGATGTTCGGCGTTGGCCTTCGTCAGCTTGCTCAACACGAGGGCCGCTTCGTAGGCCACGCTGAACGCGCCCGCGATCCCGTAGCAGACCGCGCCCACGGTGTTGCCCATGATGCCGAGGCACATCACGCGGGGCGTGTCGCTCGGCGTGCTCCCGAGCTTGCTCGCCATCGCATCGTGGATGCTTTTCGCGGCCGTGTCGAAGAAGGCGCCGGTCTGCGTCAGCATGGCCTGCTGCTTCCCGACCGGCAGGAACAGCTGACTCAGATCGCCGAGCCCATCCGCCTGTTCCGTCAGGGACGTGACCTTCAGCGCGATCGACTGCACCTTCGCGGCAAGGAAGTCGTAGCCCGAGACTAAGAAAAGCGCCGATGACGACGAGAACTTTGCCATTAAGAAACAGCCCCTTTCGTATAAAATGGTTCTGTTTGGCTCGGTCCATCGCCAGCCCACCGCCCGACTATCCCACTCACGGTTTTTGTCTTTGCGGCTGCGGACGACGCACGACCGTCTGCACGCAAAGCATCCCAAGTTCCGGAAGATACAAAGGCTTCCCTAGACGCTACGTCGTCGGCCATGCTGGTCGCGGGAAGAAACGGGCTCTGCCGAAGAAAGAACGGTTTATTGATTCGCAGGGATACGTTCGCGTGCTGTGCCCTGACCATCCGAGGGCGTACGCGAAAGGATATGTCAGTGAACATCGCCTGGTTATCGAGCGCGAACTTGGGCGCATACTCAGGACCGATGAGCACGTTCACCACATTGACGGCAACAAGTCCAACAACGTCCGTTCCAATTTGGAATTGATGAACAGTCACGAACATCTTCGCCATCACGCCGCTGTTGGCGTCCCGCTGTGGACACGCTCTGTTAATCGCGAGAGAACAGCACACGAGCGCCAGAAGGCATCTGAACGCGCGAAGCAAATGTGGCGCGATGGAAGATTTAAGTCTCACGCGAGGTCTCCGGAAACGCGCGCCAAAATAGCCGAGGCAACCCGCCGACAATGGGCCGAAGGTCGCGCGCATCCACCGACGCCAGAGACAAAGCGCAAGATGTCCGAAGCCGCCTTTCTGTGGCGCAAGCGCCAACGAGATGCTGCTCATAAGTCCCCGGACCCATCGACATCCTGAACTGCGTCAGGCGCGAACGCCTTCGGTTCCACCGGCGCGATCGCGCCATCGGCCAACAGGCCCGCGAGACTCGAGGCAGGGACGCGCTCGCACGTCTGCCCCTCGACCGCCAGCGTGGTGTCGCGCCGGTCACTCAGGCGCACGCGCGCCACGAAATCCTTGCCCTGCAACTCAGCCACGCCACACCTCATCGAGCCATTCATGGCCGCACTTCTGGCAGACCGGATGCGCAATCCCGAAGCCCGCCGATGCCACGCGATCCTTCCGGCCGGCCCCGCAGCGCGGACAAGCATCCGTCGTAGCCGTGCGGGCCGGCTTGCCGGATGCGTCCAGAATCTTCACGGCCTCGGTCACTGTTCTTCTACCCACAGCGAAAACTCCGAGACGAACTCATGCACCTTGACGCCGTTCAATATCTGATCGCGGAGCAGCGTCGATGCGTGGTAGACCACGAGTCCAGCCTGCTGATACCCCGTCGCCGCAATCGCGGCGTCCTTGAGCACGTTCACGACGGCCGCATTCAACGTCTGCGCCTCGAGTAAGCTCGTCGCCGACGAGAACGCGTGCGTTCGGAGACGCACTTCCGGAAGACCGCCCGTGCCCAGCCCGCGACGATCGGTTTCGTCGAGGTATTCCAGCCAGAGAAACGGCAAGGTCGGACTCGCCATCGCGTCGGTCTGGACGCCCCCGGCGGCCACCGCCAGAACGGACGGATCCTGCAAGAGCGCGTAGAGCCCTTCCGTGACCGGCTGCGCGGCAACCTTCGGCATTAGGCTTGAGCCTCCGTGCACTCGATCAGCATGAAGTCGGCGTCGTCGATGAGCACGCCCGTGATCTCGAGGAGCCGCTGCGGAGACGCGGGCGGCCAGCTCGGCGTCCACAACGCCCGCATGCTCATCGCCACGTCCGATCGCCGACGCACATGGAACCGATAGGTCACGTTCGACTGCAGCGCGGCCAGTTGTAACCGTTCCGACGCGCCGATCGGCATCATTTCAGCCGGCAGGGTGGCGACCGCGTTCCACTGCGCCTTCCGTCCGCCCTGCGCGTCGCTGGCATACGTCGCCGTGATCGTGCCGGTGGCTGGCGAGCTCGGCGCGCCTGGCACCGTGAACGTGAAGCTGCTCGGGCCGGTCACCGTGACCTGCCGCCGTCCGTTGTAGCCCGCTGGCACCGCCCCCGCGATGGTCACGTAATCCGTCGAGATGAAGCCATGCGGTGCGCTCGTCACCGCTGTCGCCGTCACGCCCGAGAGCGTCAGGCTGCTGACGGCGATGGCCGCAGGAATGTTCTGTTGCACAGCGAGCCGCTCGCGCATGGCGCCGATTTGATCAGCCATGACTCACAGCGACCGAAACTGCTTGTAAATCGCGGAGGTGGTGGACGCGATCTCGATGGAGGCCGCGCGATTGCCCGACAACACGCTGGACCGCGTTCCGTAGAGCGTGCCGATGTCGAGGAGCATGCCCTGCCGCAACAGCGCCGGCACGTCTTCCGGGTTGTCTCCGTACCCCGTGACCATGCGGATCTGGATGCTGTTGGCAGTGGGCCGAACGATCGGCCAAATCTTGACCCAGCCCAACGACAGCCGCCCGCGCGCACAGCGATCGCCCGAGGGCGCGTCGACGAGATAGTTCACGGGATCCCATGTCTGCACGGCGCCGGTCAAATCGGTGTACTTGATAAACGTGATGCTCTGGAGCGGCGCCTTGGGCAGCCAGACGAATCCGCCAGCTGGCAAGAGCGATCCGGCCCCCTCGAAGGTTCGTCCGCCGTGATACCCGTCCCAGAGCGGCCACTGATCCAGAAACAGATCCCAGGTCTGCGTAATCAACGCCCGCCGCGTCGAGCCCTCGCACCGCTGCCGCGCCACTTCGATGAGCGTGGACAGATAGGTGTCGTCGAAGCTCTGGCTCTGTTGGACGTGCGCCTTCACGTCCTCCAGGGCGAGCGGCTCGTTCTCGGGTGCTGTAACCAGAGAGAGTGACATGCACGCCCTACCGCCTCATCGTGCAGGTGATGGTGTAGGTCGGCCCGACCGGCGATCCCGATGCACCTGAAACTTTTTCACGCACGCGCAGCCGTGGCCCAAACGGCCCCTGCCGCGCCGAGCCGGCCGCCAACGCTTCGACGGAGACCGCCGACCCTTGCGTGATGTTCGTCGATGCAGCGGTGGTGATCGTCGCGGGCACCGCGCGACCGCTGATGACAAACCGTTGGGTCACCGCCGCGGCGCCGAACGAGAACGTCAGCGACGAAATCATGTCGTCCCAGGTCGTCCCGCCATCCTGGCTGTCCTGCACGTAAATCTGCAGCGTGCCAGTCGCGGTTCCGCCAGCCGTGATGTTGAGCAGACAGTTCGCATCGACGTACGGATCGAGACCGGTCGTGGTTTGCCTGGTCGTCGTCGCATTGGCGATCCCGGCAACCTGACTCGCCTGCACGGTGACCAGTTGCGATGGCGGAATCGAGGCCTTCGGCTGCGCAAACGCCGCCGTCGGCCACGCCATTACGACCGCGATCGCCCAGAGAATGCGTCGCATGCTCACGCTTACGTCTCGATCGCGTAGGTCAGGATGACGTCGATGAAGGTCGACGTCGCCAGCGAGCCGCCCGTCTTGGCGATCGTGATGGCCGCGTTGGCATCGCATGTCGCGAAGGACGCGCCGTCCGCCAGCACCGTCACGCTCGCCGTGTGCGGCTTCACGACGGTGCTCTGGGTCAACGCGGCGACCGCAGCAGAGACCAGCGAGACCGTCGACGTCGACTGCACGCCCTGAATGACGACCGCCGTCGCACCGGAGGCGCTGCCGCCCTCGGCGACCAGCGTGCAATCCGTGATGCGGTACTTGTAGCCGGCCAGCGCCGGCAGGATGGTGAGCCCGGCATTGACATTCGCTGTCGACACGTGCGCTCGGATCGTGCGCTCGATGTTGGGCTGATGCAGGATGCCGATCGCGTCACCAGCGATCCGGAAGATTTCGGTCCCGGCGTTGGTGTAGAAGACCAGATCCTTGCCGGACCACTTGGAATACGCGCCCTTTGAGCCTGCCATTTATTGACCTCACTCTGCGGCGCGTCAGGCGCGCTGCTTACTTTGTTCGTCGCGGTGATCGCGCGGACGGTCCGCGCGCAGTCGGTTTCGGTGCCGAGACGGCTGCCGCGTGGGTCCGCACCACGCTCGGCGGGGCATCCACGCGTTCGGCCATCCCGGTGCGCAGCGCCGCAAGCCCGGTCGCGGTGCTGTAATCACGCACCTGACCGGCATACGCACCGGCCAACGCTCGCAGCCGCATCGGCCTACGTCGCGGACGGGATCAAGTGGCCGGCAAACCTCGTGCGGGCCAGCGCAATCGCGCCCACGTTCAGCACGGTCGCAGTCGCGTCGATGTTCAGCGACAGCCAGGGTTTCGCGTCCGTGAACGAGTCCGAATCGAACTCGACCACGATCGGCTTGTGCTGGAACGTCGCCGCTGTGAGCGTCAAGCCGGCCGAGGTGACCGCGATGACATCGCCGTACTGGTCTTGCGCCGTGGCGCCGGCATTCGCGAACACCGCCGCGCCGAGGCGATAGTTGAACGCGATCGCCGTCGTGGTCAGCGCACGCGCCGCGCTGGCGTAAAACGTCAGGATCGAGTTCCCGGTCAGCGCACCGAAGCTGATGAACACCGAGACGCTGTCGTGCTTGCCCATGTGCCATGACACGCCCCGGATCCCGGCGGACCCGTAGTCCTTCGACTCGACCATCACGAGTGAAGCAGCAGATTCTGAAAAACGAGGCATCTCTATGTCTCCTTCGACTCCGGCCGACTACTAGGTAAGCGTGACCACAGGTGACAGCGTGCTGCCGCCGGACTTCGGCGTCAGCGCGGCGCTCCAGTTCAACTGGCCGTCGACGCGGTAGATGAAGCGATACACCGCTTCGTCGGTCAGGAACGCGACGTGCAGCGAGACCGCCTGATCCACGCCACCCTTGTCGATCAGCGTGTATTCGCTGAAGTTGGTCAGGATGATGTCGCCCACCGTGCCGAGCGTCGCGCCGTATTCCGTGGTCAGAATCGGCCGACCGTAGAGGGTCGCCGGGGAGTAGCCCTGCGTCCCGTCCGGCCCGACCGAGATTCCCGCGGGCTTGTAGATCGGCGCGAGCACGCCCGCCGTGCCGATGGCGATCGAGAACGTCTCGAGTTCCTGCTCGACGCTCTGGTCGACGAGCCAGACGGCCTTGCTGCGGAGCGGCGCCCACATGCGCTTCCACATCGCCTGGGCGTCTTCGTAGAGCACGCGGCTCGCGGTGTTGCGCGTGACCGTGACGGCCGCGCCGCTGTTCAGAATGCCGGCGGGCTTGTTCGAGCCGTCGCCGTTGATGACCGCGTCTTCCGTGCGGAAGGCCAGCTCGAGCGGCAGGTACTTGTTGACCCACGCGTCGAGCGCCACCGCATCGGCGAGGAGTTCGTCTGTCGAGTAGACGAACGCACCGACCTTGCGGAGCTTCAGATCCATCAGGCGGAACTTCGGCTTACCTGCGGTCAGGGTGTTGCCCTGCCCGAGCCAGCCGGAGGCGATCCCGCCATATCGCGATCCGTCTGCGCGGCTGGTTTCGTCCACCGCCGGCAGGAGGATCCCGTTGGAACCCGCGCCGATCGGCATGCGACTGACCTGGCTGAGAATCGCACCCGTGTCGTACATCCGCTGGATGATTGACCCCGCCATCTCGGGACGGACGAGGAATCCGCCGTCCGAGGGCACGTCGCTGCTCATCCCCGTGGGACCGGCCATCATCTTGACGGCCTCCCAGTCCTCGGTCTTGGCATCGCGGATGGAGATGTTGCGGACCGCCTGCAGCTGACGGCCCCAGAGGCCGAGTGCCGGCTTGTCGCCCACCTGAATCAGCGGCGCTCGCGTGCCCGCGGCGACCTTGGCCTTCTCCGCGGCCTCGGCTGCGGCTTTCGCATCGGCGTCCACGGTGACCTTCGAGGCATGCGCCGTGCGGTCGGCTTCGTTTGATGCTTCGGCGGCCTGGAGGAACTCGTCGTTCTCGGCGAGCTGCGCCTTGAGTTCCTCGATCTTCGGACCTAGACCGGCGAACTTCTTGCGTTCGTCTTCGGTCATGGTGCGATTCTCGGCGACGACGGTTTCGCCAATGGTGGCGCGTTCCTTCGAGAGCTTCGCGATCTCGCCCTTGAGGTCTGCCGCACGCTGACGGAGGGCTTTGAGTGAGTTCATCGATCCGGCTCCTGAAATGCGAAAAGCGCACAGCTGTTTCGAGGAGCCGTCGACATGTGTCGACCAGACCCCGAATCAACTGCGCGCTTCTCAGAAGCCGCCGGTTGCGTTACCGACGCGATGCCCGCTCCCTGAGCGGTCAGCGCACGTCAGCCATGCGTTCTTGGTTGTAAGGCTACGGTAGCAAGGACGCGCCACCGCTGGAGGTTTTAAGTTTTAAACTCAGCAGGCAACGGACGAGCGGCGCGAGGTCGAGCC